ACTGGGTCCGCTAGAAATGACTAGTTTGAACAATTTAAAATTCTTATGTAACGTTTGTCGGTGTCTAACAACCGTCACGGCTGGGATGCAAGAACCCAGCCAACCATAAATAAATATATTCAACGAAACCTTTTGTGAAGAAATGAAATAAAATAATATAAAAATAAATTTCATTCGATGTAGTTTTATGTTGTCGGTCTGTTGCCGACACAATTGTATGTTATATGTATAGAGCTGCCTACGAAACATTAGGTATACTAATCACACGCACGCAGTGAGATTTAAAATTGTAATCTACAATCGCTCACGGAGAAAGTCGTCTCTGTGGGTAGTATTTAAAACGCAGCAAGTTTTCACTTGCAGGTTAGAATTGACCTAACGTATGTTAAACAATCCGCTACGTGGATACGCGAAATGTATCAAGTGCTAAGCATGGCCACAATTTCTACTGATCAGCTATACGTAGCAGATCCGCGTCTGTGTGAGACAGACAACCGGTGTCTTATTTCATTGTATGGATAGAATGACTGTGAACTTAGTCCCTACGTCACCTTAACAGGATTGGGACTTCATTTGGATTTGATTTTGTAATCCAATTGAGTGTGTGCACGACATGGAGCAGTGGTCTTTTTAGATCAGTCATGTTCTGTATTTTTGAAATTTTGACCAGATAAAGGCAAAACAGATGGGAACTTCGGAACCCCCATCTGGTCTTTATTCCGGGCGGTTAGCCATTTTGTCCAAAGGCTTGAGGACGGCTTTCTGATTAAGTTTATTCCGATCTGGCGCGGGGGGGGTTAATAGCCCGCTTCGCATCAAATAGCAATGAAGTTACTAATGACGAAATTAAAACAAAATATATTCCTTATTCTTGGAAGAAGATTCCTTGCCCAGGATCACTCAAATACTCCCATGTTGGGAAGGGTGCTCTTAGGGCGAGGAAAAGAAGATTAGATGATGATATGTACAGATTTGGCAAGTCTCGTAAAGATTTTCCAAAAACACACCAGCGTAATATATCGGCTGAGGAAAATACTTCTAGTAGTTTCTTTGACATTTTCACGCTTGTTTGCACTATTTGGTCTTCTATTTGGCTGTTTGGGAATGTGCCTTTTGAGGTACTTGTTTCTTACGGCCTGAAATTTGCGGGAGTTATTTATTACTCCGTTTTGGGGACATCTTTTCTCAAAGCACTTATGATATGGTTAAGTCCTATTTTGAATGTGTTGCGGAGAATTGTTATTGGGATTTGGTTTCCTGTTTTGATACCCCAGTCTGGTTTTACTAAAGTTGATCCTTTTATTAAGGAAGTTGTCTTGATTGCATCGCTGATTGAGCTTCTGCGTGACGCACGTACGAAGAGAGCAAGAATAGCAGCTGTGACTATGTATCTCCAGTCACATTCTAAAGAATCCCTTTTTCTGTTTGCCTTCCGTAAGCTCACTCGTTTGAGTTGGTTTCAAAAGACTAATGATGAGTCTAGCGAGGGGTATATAGAAGAAATTATCGATGAAGCGTTCGGCACAGATTCTTCTAGAATGGATGAAGAGTTATTGGAGGAAAATTCAGGCGTATTGACGCCGCAGGATGGTGATTTCGCGTGGTTTACAGCCATGGACAGCGCTTTCACCAATTGGAAAGATTTCCGTAAATCTACTTCCGCTCGAAAATTTACTCATTTGATAAACGTCATAGTTTCTGCCGGTCTTTGTGAGACGTCAGGCATAACTTTCAAGATTGGTAATGTGCCATTGTTTACTCCTGTTGTGAGCAAAAAGCAACTGGCTGCCGGTGACGTTTTTGAAGCTTTTTATGAAGCCGCAAGCGGTTTTGTGAAGGGTGGATATCGAGTTTATCAAACTGGTGAAGTGTCGTCTTTTTATGCTGAGGATGATCGATTTACTGAATTCGATAGGATGTATAATGAAATCAGATCCTGGCATGGCTTTGCCATATGTGGTAATTTGACAACCTACACCGATATCGATGATAATGAGTATGATAAGCGATTGTCTGCTGCAATAGAATTTGGTGATAATCTGAATAAAGGAGTTAGTAGAAGTCAGACCTTTGAGCGAAAGTACTTAGGTGATAGACTGAACAAGCTCCGAGAGTTTCAGGTTGAGTTTACACAGCTCCGAACAAGAGGTGGATTGAGACTAGCGCCATTTTCTGTTTGTTTGTTTGGACGTTCAGGATGCGGTAAATCGTCACTCACTAATCTAACAGTCAAAGGAGGATTGGCGTACAATGAATTGAGTTATGCTGACGAACGAATAGCCACATGGGCAGATAATGACAAGTTTGCTTCTGCCATTCGTTCACATATCAATGCAATCATATTCGACGATTTCGCTAATACGAAGGCAAATTTTATGGATTTCTCTCCCGCATATCGGTTGATCCAGGTGATTAACAATGTGAAGTACTTAGCCCCAATGGCGGATGTCTTCTTGAAGGGGAAAGTTTCGTTGAACCCCTACTTTTGTGTTATATCAACCAATGTGGAACACCTAAATGCGGCAGAATATTCGAATGAGCCTGAGTCAGTTTTACGGCGAATGTATCATGTGAAGGTTATTCCGAAACCTGAGTTTTGCACGTCAGGGATACTGGATAAGGAAAAGATTATTAGACGATTTGGTAACACCAGCACCCCAGATGTTTGGAAGTTAACTATTCGAAAGTACATTGCGGTTGACAAACGGGGACTTGACATGAGTCTCTTTCGAGAGATAGAGTGGAATGGTACCCTAATGAAGGACATCAATGTTTTCAAATATTTGGAGTGGGTGCAAAAGGCTTCTAAACAGCATTTCACAGATGAGGGGCAGTATTTGGCAAATCAAGCCGATGATCCTGTCATTTGTGAGAAGTGTGGATTAGCTTATTGTAAATGCCGTGAAACCTCTGAAACACTGTTGGAAAACTCTGGAAATTGGACGCGTTGGTCTGGACTGGAAAGATTTTTACAGAATCGTGCAATGGATATTAAAAATTCCTATAGTATGATGAATGACAGAGGTATTGTAGCAGTTCAAAACTTATGTGACTGGTGGGAGCAATTTGATTGCTTACCTGAACGTATGATTTGTAGTCCACGAGTGTTAGCATTTTGTCTGTTTTTCTGGAGAAAAGATATTCGACGTTCCCTTGTAGCAGGTAATTCATTTATATTTTTCATGATGCTTGCCAGCATGTGGGTATTCCCTTATTTCTGCTTGGTGTGGCTGATAATGTGTATTGCAGCAATGTATTATTATACTTGTGCGACCATGCAAACATATCAGTTGATGGCGAGAGACAGAATGTTGGAATTGAAATCTGTTGTAAAGACTTACACTAATTCGTGGCAAATGCGCTGGGCCTTGCTTGGCCTTGGAGCGTTAGGAGTCCTGATGTTAGTTTTCAAGAAGAAGGTAAAAC